TGCGCAGACATAATTATCACGCCTAAGCACTCTTAATCTTTGTTGTTTCCACTGATAAGTACCCATGGACTTACGGTTTAATGCCATCCGTTTACCTTCCAGAACTCTAAGGCCTTAGTTATAGATCCGTAACGGTTCCGAGCGTACTCGATACACCAGTTAATCTGAACCTGGTAACTCTTATTCTTTAGGTACTTACTGCGTCCCTGACAGATACCGTAATGACTACCGTTCTTCGCTTTAGTATTCCAGTTACTTTCTTTAGTCCAGAGTACTAGAGCAGAAGAGAACTCTAAAGGCGTAAGTAACTGACCCGCGTAAGTCTGTGCTTTTATTACCTGATTAGAACTCGCTATAGATACCGCAGGTATTAAACATAGGACGGCCGATAGCACCGATCCGATAACGCTTCGGGCTATCCCTGCGGGCCCAGCGTTCGGGTCGGAGCGTACCGCGCTTCTGTGTATTGACTCGTAACGAGCGCGTTTACGGGCGCGCCGTCCCCAGATTCTAGACATGGGGATAACCTGGGGATAACTTATGGGGATAAGTATTAGAGATCAATTCTTCCGGCTTTCTAAGATAGCGCAGACAGAACAGGCAGAACCTACGATAATCCAGGCGCCGCAGGAACATCGCATAAGAGAACTATTCGAGGGAATCGGTTCCATAATCGTCTTCCTGTCCGGCCTTACAGTAATCGGTCGCTCTCTTCGGGTCGCCTTTAACGAAAACCATAAAGTGCTGGTGTACAGTTACTAACTTTCTACCAGAACTAAAGAAGCGGTTAGCCCTAAGAGCCGCCGTAGCCTGGGGATCTAGAGTTATACCGTTATTATAATAATTAAGACCGGCGGCTTTAAAGGCCTGGATCGTTTCCGGAATTAAGCCTCGGATAAAACCTTTTTTATCTCGTACCTCGCCGATAATCCAGACGGCAAAACGATCGTCTTTTAACGCCTTCGCAGACTTATCTATAATCGAGTAATAAGACGCGAGGAAATCTGACCAGTCCATATTCGAAAGATCGTCCGGGTCGTCCGAATAGACTTCTAGATCGAAGTAAGGCGGGCAGGTAAAGATTAAATCGACCGACTCCGGTTCCGCCGCGTCTAATACTTTCTCCGAATCTCCGATAACCCAGAAGGGAGGAAACTCGGAAGATCCTATAGATACCTGTTCCCTGTTAGCGAGAACCTGATCGCCTCGAAGATCTATTCCGTAGTACTTACGAGAGAGAAGACTCGTAACTATCCCGCGAACCGAACCTCCAGCGAAGGGATCTAATACAGTTCCTCCCGGCGCCGAGTACCAGCGAACCGCTAACTCGACGATAACCGGATCGAATACCGAAGTACCTTCGACGACGCCTCTCATTCGCTGAACCATGTCGGAAGGGTTATCGCCTACCGGAGCCCAGATAAGATTTTCGGATCGACCTAACTCGGATTTAATTCCTAAGGCTAACCACTGCTTCTTACGGCGTATCCAAGAACCCTGTTTTCTATCGAGTACGGAGTAAGGCGGCATTATAAAACGATCGAAAAGATCCGCGATATAGTCGCCGTCGTCTCCGAATAGCGTAGGTTCTGCGAAGTAATCTGCTTCAGGCATTAGTTTTACCTAAAACAGATAAATAACAGTCGGCGCAGTACCAGAGAACTATCCCTTTATAGCCTGTAACGGCCGCTCCGCCTAAGGTCGGCTTATTTTCGTCGCAGTAATGACAGGCGTTAAAATCGCCGGCTTCAAATAAGACGCTCATTTACAGTTACCGCAGAACCACATTACTTTTTCGTTTTCTAAACCTCGCTGAAAACTACCGAAGGCGCCGTCTTTCCAGTCTTCGCATTTATCGCAGAACTCGACGGGAATATAAATAATCTCGCCGCCGATAAAAACGGTCTTTATTTTAGTCTTTAAGTTAATAGATTCTACGAAACTCATTTTACTACCTCCAATTTAGGTATCCATTTACCTTCTGCGTTTAGAGAAAACCAGTTAGTAGCGCACTGCTCGCCGCTATTTAGAGTTTTTAAGCAACCCATTCCGTAATAAGAACGACCGTTCTTCTCGCCTTCTATTTTCTGTCTAGGGCCGTGCGTACAGTTCCAGGCGTCGAAGGTAATTCCAGGCTGAGCGGTTTCCGGTAACGGAGCGGCCCAGGGATCCCATTCGACGGGAGGAACGGAAGAGACAGGAGCCGGCTTTTCCTTAGTTTCCTGTCGGTTTCTGACTTCTTCGTAACTCGCGATCTTTTTAGAAGGAATACCGGCGGCGATACAGGCGCGACCCCAGGCGGAAGTCTCGGCGTTCATTAATTCCGAACCTTTCGTATAAGGCGTTCTACCCGGGATCTCTTCCCAGGCAGTACCGATAGCGGGTAATAAATCCCCTGGGTCGCGATAGAGAGCGGCCGAGTAGACGACATAACTAAGATCTTTAATCGTTACGATCTGATAAGGATTAAGAGGATCGACCGGACGAAAAATCGATTCTGGCCAGAGTTCGCGAGCGATTTTCATGCGTTCCGAAACTTCCGTATAAGCGGGATCTATATTAAAATTACTCATAACATCATTCCTTCCTCTACGGCTCTCCAGACGATACAGAGATTTCCGTTCGTATTCTGTCGGGTAGTTCCCGAATCGATAATAAAACCCTGCTTTTCTAAAGATCCGCGAAGCGGCCTAACCGTGTTCCCTGAAATACCGAGAATCGATTCTATTTCCTGATCTGTAGCGCCTCTAGTTTCTGCGCGAATTAAGAGTTCGTATATTTTTAGCCGTAAAGATCCGGTTTCCGGATAGACGCGAGTAGCGGCTAGACGAGAGGTTCGCCGTTTTCCTAAAACTATAGAGTTATCGGATATTTTTTTATTAGGCATTTACTTCTCCGTCCCGGCGATATTCGTCCGTCTGCGGGTTATAGCGATACCCGGCTCCGACTGAGTAAAAGTAATTAGTTTCCTGAGTTCCGACTAATTTTCCTCTAGAATAACCGAGTTTAAAGCCGCGTTCCTGGCCGACTTCGGCTCCTAAAAGATAAGCGAAAGCCGATAGTCCCCAGAGTAAGGAAAGGATTATAAGAAACCAGACTCCGGTCGGAAGACTTCCTAGAAAGGCGATCACTTAGATAGATTCTTGTAGAAGCCGTGGGCCTTACTATATTCTTCGAAAGCGGTCTGTATCGCTTCGACGGTCTGATCTTCGCAGATTTCGCAGCCACATTCTAAAGCCTCTTTAAAGGCTGGAGATTCTTTCTCTAACTTTTCTGATAATTCTAAAAACAGATTTCCCATTTTAGACATTTTAAAACCTTTCGTAATCTAAGCGAGGCCGCCTAGATAAGAAAAGAATACGCCTTACCTCCGACAATGGAAGCAGATTTAGGTAACGGTTTTATAACGATTTAACGCTCTAAAAGTATCGTATAAATATGATCGAGCCGAGCCTCTAGCCTGTTTACCTGCTCTTTAATACTCGATCCGTTAGCCTCCGGGCCTATTTCGGCCATAATGGAGCGAATTATAACTTTAGCGAAGCCGTAGAGCCCAGACAGGATCGCGATAACGCCTACAGAAAGCGCGATCCAGGCCTGAGCCTCCACTTACTTAGAACCTAAACCGAAAGAGTTATCTTTAGAGTCTAGGGCTTTAAGTAACGGCCCGATTAGTCCCGCGAGAAAGGCGTTCGCTAAAACTTTAGGGTCTGTAATACCGCTCATATAAATCGCGGCGACCGAAGCCGCCGCCGCTCTTAGATACGACAAGGCCGCCGCTTTTAGTCCTGCGTTCATGGTTTTTCTCCTTGTAGTTTTTTAATTAACTCGACCGCCTTGGCCGGGCTAACGCTGATCTCGAAATGCATTTCATCTTTACGATTACGATAATCGCCACCCCAGGTCAAACCGTATTTTTTAGCAAGCGCGCGAATCATCGGGACTTTAGGGAGTTCGAAGGTTCCGACTTTTCCTAAAGCGTGTCGGCTAGAATTAAGATCTATTGCCGTGCCCGAACTATGGTTTGAAAGTTTACCGGGTACTCCGCGAACTTCTCTAAAACAATATCCCCAGTCATCTAGAGAACCTATGTCTATAGGCTCTATTAAATTATGAAACTCTGCCGCGAATCCTACTAATAAGGGCGCTACTTTTTCGGAGCAGCGAAGTTTAATCTCCGTACCCGGTACAGGATAAGATTTAATACCTATCTCCGCTGGATCCTTAGACGCTGGCCAACCGTTATAACTTACTAACATTTATGCCGGAAGGTTCGGTGTGAAGTGTTCCGCTTCAGGATTTAGATATTCTTGATAGTCTGAGTTAGCAGAATCTTTAGGAATCCAGCCGATCTTATCGCCATCGGTAAATTCGATAAAATCTCCAGCATGTTCAATAGTAACTTCTTTGTAAGTTCTCATAGTTCAGCCGCCAATTCATAAGTTCGGACATAAAAAGAATCTGTCAAGGATAGAGTTACGCTTAATGCTTGTCGTAGCGTTTGTGAATCTGTCATTGTTAAAGTGGGAGTTCCTGAGATATTGCTACTCGCACTGGCTGCAGCCGTAAATGCTGGAGTTGGAGATATTCTCATGGATGCAATTCTTTGTGGAAATGCAAACGCGCCAGATGCAATACTTGAGTTTAAGCGAACATCAAATGATCCTGTTTGGTAATAACGCTGGCATGCAGCCAGTTCGCCTTGAATTGTTCCGCCAGCACGGCGGAACGCGGTTGCTACTGAACCGACCTCTAATTGAATACCTGTAATCTCAAAGTAATCATTAGCCCCAGCAGTTCCAGTCGCAGTGTATTGAAACCACATTGCTAATTGTGTTGCAGTGCTTCCAACCGCAACAGTCGCTGTAAAACGCTGCCATGTTGTTGTCAAAGTTGCAGTGGTATTGATGAGTGTTGATTGACCTGTAAATCCTGAATTGATATTTTGGTCAGTTCCAGTTCCGCTAAACAAATAAAATGCTAGTGCGTTTGAGGCTGACGAATAGTTTGCACCTGCGCGGGCATAAAAAGATAGAGTTACTGTTTGACCTGCATACTGATAAGAATTGGCACTCTCTAAACTAGAGTTAAAAATTAAAGTATTTGCATTTGTATTGCCAGCAGTTCTTTGAACTCTGGCACAATACTGGATACTTGTTAAACCGCTGGATTGGCGGCTAGTTGTGCCAGTTAAACCTGCATTATTAGTATATGACTGCCATCTGTCGGAAGCATAATTTTGTGAAACTGAAGTACTAATACTTGTACCACGCTGCCAAATGTCTTGACCGCCATTGATTGCGCCTTGTGCCAATCCATTTCCTACTTGATAGCGAAGTCCTGTTGCTGTTGTACTATCTGCTACAAGTGTTTCGCCGTTGTTGCCGGCCGCTAAATTATCGAAAGTGGCCGATCCTGTACCGACAATTAAATCGCCTTTTGCGGTTATTTCTGTAGCCATTGAATTTGTAATTGTGACCGTACCTGAAGTACCACCGCCTGAAATTCCAGTTCCCGCAGTTACCGCCGTTATATCGCCTACATCGTTAGTAATCCATGTAAAATCCATATTAGTATTCGAAGTTTTAGATAAAATCTGCCCAGTAGTACCGCCTAAAAGTTCTCCCATAGAAGTATCGATAGCGTTTACTGCCGTACGAATAGCGAGCGCACCATTTTTTACAAGGTCGGTGTTATCCGGTTCTGGCCAGTTATAATTTGGACTAGTTGCCATTTAAGATAGTACTCCCGTCGCGTCGTTCCAGATTAGTGTAGCATTTGTGGTTGCCCATGTGATCGTACTAGGCAAAACTGTGTCCCACTGTGTCGTCGATAGCGAGAACTCCGTCGCCGTAATATAAAGCGTTAGGTCTACATAAGAAGGAGTGGCCCTAATCGCTACATTCTCGACAAAACCCTCAAAGGTTCCTCCGAGAAGGTTACTCGGCAGATTATTTATAATTACAGGCATACCGAAAAAGACGGCGATTAGACTATTTAACATCGCGGTAGGAAGAGCCGGATTATCTAGTCTAAAAGTAATCGCTCCGAGAGACCCTTTAGGTACCTGTCGAAGCCGCAGTTCGCGAGTTCCGATATCTGTTATATCTACCAGGTTCTTTATATTCGATTCGGTAGACTTTTCGAATAATCCGTAAGAAGCGATCGAATCTGCGTTCGATACGCTAAAGACTGATCCGTATGCCGTAGAGTATTTATAGATAAGGCTATTACGCAGTCTTCCGATCTGCGTAGTGGACTGAATAGAAGTAGGAGAGGCGTAACTCCCGTCTAAAGCGGTATAACCGTCAGCCGCTAAATAGTTAGATCTATGATCTGCGTCGTCATAATTCACAAAGCCATCTTTACCTTCATAGACCTGACCTAAAGCGCTACTAGCAATCTGATCGACTAGGTTCTGAGAATTAACGGTATCGCTGGCGGCTACTGAAATCATGGTATAAAAACCCGCGTCTACTGTCCCTAAATAAGTTTCGGCGGTATTCCAGGTAGTCGTAGGAGTATAAGTCGCCCAGGTATCTGTAGGCGTTACTTCGTCCCAGGAAAACTCAAGATCCGCGCCTAAAATC